TGGGGCATCAGGTGGTCAACCCCGCCGACGAGGACCGCGCTGTGGGCATTGACCCGTCCAAGCTGCCCGCCGACCACGATTGGAGCAAGCCGTATCCAGACATGGACATCAACACGATGATATGGCGCAGCATCATGGGGATTATGGCGTGCGATGCGGTGCTGTGCCTAGACGGGTGGCGCAACGGCAAGGGGGCCAGCGCGGAGAAGGCGGTGGCCGCGTGGCGTGGGATGCCAGCGTACATGCTGGTGTTCGGGAAACTTGTGAGGATTGAGTAAGGAGCAACATGAAGATTGTTTCGTTTGAATGGAAAGACGCCTTCGGTAACAGCGGTTGGTTCAATCGTGACGAGTTGAAGCAGGTTGTCGAGGACACCACGCTTTGGGCACACACGGCAGGATTCCTTGTGAAGAAAACAAAGCACGAGTTGATTGTATGCACGACGTGGATGCCTGAAAACGAAGGACATCATGTGCCAGACAAGGTGTGCAATGTTCACAAGATTCCTTGGACTTGGGTGAGAAACTACCGAGTTATCGGGAACAGCAACCCGAAACGCAAAAGCAAGGATTGAGTAATGGAACGATGCGAGATTAGCGGGGACATCCCCGGCGAGTTCACCTTCGTCACAGAGGATGGCGTGCAGCGCATGTCTTACAAAGACTACTGCAACAACGACCATCTGCTGGGGGTTCTATCAGACAAGACCCGCATCCGCATCCAGCTTGGGCGCATCATCTACGCGGTCCCCCGCAAGGTGCTGCGCTTCGACGCGAACATGCGCCGGATGGTGGACGACATCATGGCGTCCTACGAGGAGAACCGCTTCCGGTTCTTCCTCCCATCCGGCAGGTCAGCCGTAGAGTTCCTGAACGAGGAGGACAGCAGCATCGACCTGCTGTACGGCCCCAACCGCAGCGGAAAGACCACGCACGCGCTCATCAAGGCGTTGTGCCGAGCCATCCCCACGCAGCCCGAATGGGAAATCTTCAAGGCGCACGGGGTACGTTGGCGCGAGTGGTCAGGCCCGCAGGACATCGGCATCGCCACGTACCAGTCCGCGCACCTGCGGAACGTGATCTGGCCGCAGCTTATCAAGAAGTGGGTGCCCAAACATGAGCTAGGCGAGTTCAACGACAAGTCCCCCAACTGGAACCAGAGCACGCCTGTCATCCCGCTGACCTGCGGGACGAAGATTTACCTGTTCACCTACGAGCAGAAGCAGGAGGTGTACGAGTCGCAGGCATTGAGCGGATTCGTGTGGGATGAGCAGGGCGAGGAGCAGAAGTTCGACGGCGCGAACGAGCGGTGCCGTACCACCGACGGCTGGCACATCTTCTCCCTGACCCCACACTATATCGAGGGGCGTCCAGACACAGGTTCGGCGGGGTGGATTAATAAGTTGTGGAAGGGCGAGATGACCAAGGGCCACACCGTCTCGCGGCACATGCTGTCCCTGCGCGATGTGGCCGACTGGGTGTACCCTGAACGGCAGAAGCTCGCCGCCTACCGACAGTGGGTCACAGAGCCGATGCAGCGCGGTGACATCCGCGCCATGCGCGAGGGGCGTGCCCGCTTGTTCGGGGAGCCGCAGGAATCCAGCGGCCTGCTGTTCGACGACTGGAACCGGCATTACAACCTGATTGACCCGTTCGACATTCCCAAGACGTGGCCGCGCTTCCGCAGCCTTGACCACGGCAACCGGGGGCCGACCTCGTGCATCTACTGGACGGTCACGCCGGAGGGCATCCGCGTCATCTACCGCGTGTACAAGCGGCCCAACCTTACCCCGTCCGAACACTCACGCAACATCGTGGAGGAGGCCGGAAACCGACTGCGCTACATCGGCAGCGAGGAGACTGCGCCGGGGGTGTTCATCCGCGAGTACGAGGAGGTCATGCGGGCAGAGCACTTTGTACAGAGCAAGATGGATTCGCGGTGCTTCGCCAAGAAGTCCCACGCGGGCATAGACATAGGCCAACTGTACCGCAAGTGCGGCCTGCGTGTGGAGCCTGCGAGCGGGCTAGACTTCCTCAAGTCACGCGGCTTCATCGACGAGTTGCTGCGCGTGGACATGAAGAAGGAGCACCCGTGGCTGAAAGAGAAGGGGTGCCCCGGCGTGGTTGTGTTCCGCACATGTTCGGACTTCATCTCCGAGATTGAGGGCTACGTGGCTGAACCGCAGGGACACGGCGGGAACGGTCAGCCCAAGGACTTGCTTCCCAAGCGCGGAGTGGAGGACCATGTGATGGATGCGTTTAGATACGGGGCGCAGATGGAAATGCGTTACGAGCCACTTGACCTTGTTGACGATTTCCAAGACAATCACGACCAAGTGAATAAGACGGTTCGGCTGCGCGACACTTACACGGGATACTAGGGAACATATATGAAAGAACAGATTTACGTCTCCACCCCCGTCCACTACCACGCCGAGCCGGAGTTCGAGGCATCGCTGGCCGAGGCGTTTCGCACGTCCAAGAAGGCGCGTGAGCTTGGAATCGTCCGCAACGTATCCTTCGGTGACTCCCTGATTGAGCGCGTCCGCAACACGCACATCAGCGACTTCCTTGAGCGCAAGGACTGCAAGTGGTTCATCAGTCTCGACGCGGACCTCGTGCTGTTCAACAACAAGGAAGGCGACAACCTCATCGACATCATGGTGGGCCACGACTTGGAGTTCGTGGGCGGCGTGTACCCCATCAAGAAGATGCCGATTCGCCCCGCCTCGGTTGCGATGGATGCCGGTGGGCACCGCAAGCTGTTCGACCCTGACGCGGGGCTGGTCGAGATGCGCTGGCTGTCCACGGGGTGCTGGTGCCTGCGCCGAGATACGGTGGAGCGCATGGCCGAGGCATACAAGGAGTTGTGGTACGATGGGGACGGGGACGTGCATGGAGGAAAGCCGCTGTTCGGCGCGTACCTCATCAACATCATCCCAATCTTTGCGAACGGTAAGCTGTTCCGCAAGCTGCCGTCCGAGGACTGGGCGTTCTGCCACCGCTGGTCGCAGTTGGGTGGGAAGATTTGGGCCGACCCGCGAATACGGCTAGGCCACGTCGGGAAGTTCGTGTATCAGATGCCAACCATAAGGAAAACAGATGAGCAAGCAAAGTCCGCAGATCACAGTGATAACGCCAACGGACGGGAAGCCGTCGCTGCACGAGAGGCTGATCCCGTCATTGCAGAGGCAGGGCGTCTGCATCGAGCACGTCTTGCTGTGGGACGAGAAGCGGCACCCGCATGCGCAGACGAAAGACCTGACGCTGTACCAGCCTGACAACTACATCGCCCGCCAAGTGTTCTGCCAGTTCCGCAGCGTGCGCGGCGAGGCGGGTGGTAGCGCGTTGCGGGCCGTGGGCTTCATGGCTGCATCGGCCCCGCTGGTCGCCTTCGCTGACGACGACGTGGAGTGGGGCACGGGGCACGCCGAGGAGATTGTCGCGCTGGCTGAGAAGCACAAGGACGGCGGTGCGTTCTACTGCCACCGCATCATCCGCAACCCGCTGAACGATTCCATCATAGGGCTGGATGAGTTCGAGAGCGTGGGGCCGGACGACTCCAAGCGCAAGGTGCCGTACAAGATGATTGACAACAACTGCCTCGCGGTGCGGAGAGAACTGGCGCACGGGGCAGCGGGACTGTATGCCACGACCGAGGGCTACAACGACGACCGGCTGATGTACGCCTTCCTTGAGTCAGCACAGGTGCTCATCGTTGGACCGATGGCGCACCGCATTGTGCAGACGTGCCCTGAAAGGCTGATCGGTCACTTCGAGAACGGGTGCACGAGGTAAACTATGCTGTCACTATTCACCATCATCCAGAACGGCGTCGAGTTCCTGCCCGTACACGTCGAGAACATCCGCGCATCGGGCCTCGACTTCAAGTGGGTATTCGTCGAGGGCGTGGCCTTGGCGGTGAAGGACACGTCGTGGTGCCGCGACTTCCCGCTTGAGATGTGCAAGACGCACCCCGATGGTGCCCTCGGCAGCGTGGACGGGACGCACGAGCAACTGATGCGCCTCGCCAGCACGGACCCGCGCTTCGTGCTCATCACCAACGCGGATGCGTGGAATGGCAAGACCGCGATGTGCAACGCCGCCCTGACGCAGCTTCCACGCGGGCCACTCATGCAGGTTGACGCGGACGAGGTGTGGACGGCGCAGCAGTTCCGAGACATCCACGACATGCTCGACGTGCTTCACGCAGGACGCGCCATCCGCTTCCGCTGCGAGTACTGGATTACCGACCGGCACGTAATCATCACGCGGGGCACCTATGGCAACCACCACGGGGAGTGGGTGCGTTCGTGGGCGTGGGGCGGCGAGCCGTTCGCAGCACACGAGCCGCCGACCATATCCGGTTACATGACGCTGGATTGCTTCGGGCGCAAGGACTTGGTATTTAAGCACTACGCATACGTCACCCCGCAGTCGGTTACATTCAAGGAGAAGTACTACGGGTACGCTGGTGCGGTCGCCGCGTGGAACAACATGCGCATGAACGCAATACGCGGGTACGTGCGAGACTGGCTGCCGTGGGTGAAGGACGACGCGCGGTTCGAGTTGTCCGAGGATTGTACGTACCGATCTCCCCTCGTTTACCATTGATCAAAACAGAAAGTATGATAGCTTAACGGACAAATGGAGTAATTTATGACGCTGGACCAAATCAAGCCGGTGGGAGCCAAGGTACTGCTGCAACGGTGTGAGCGTTCCAATGTTAAGGATGAGGATGGCAAGGTTCTGATTTACACGCCCGCCCTAAATGGCATGACCAACGTGGCCTCGTGGAGGTACTGGTTTCAGATCGTGGCCGTGGGAAACAAATGCAGGCATTACCATGCCAAGTACGTTGGGTGGTTTGTTCGTGGTCCCGAACGAATTGGTCAAGAAGGTAGCATTCTTGTCGATGGGGTTTCGATAATCAACGAGTGGTACCTGCTGGATACAGTCGGCGGATTCGTATATTCGCCTGACAAGGAGTAAGATATGGACAGAAGCACGTTTGACAACGACGACGACGAAGCCACCGTGGGCAGCCCGCAGGATAGCACGCTGCATTTCCCCGAAGGCGAGAAGCAAATCCCAATCGCCCCCTCTGAAACCAAGTATGACCTTTCCGACAAGGATGAGGTTGTCGCCAAGTTCCAACTCTTGGCGAAGGATTACCTCGACGCCTTCGAGGTTCGACGCCAGCAGTACGAGGACAACTGGCGCGTGTACGACGGCATGGCGAAGTGCATGACCAACCGCCAGCTTGCTGGTGAGGAGAAGGTGCGCGGCGTCAACACCACCGACGACCAGCGTGCCCAGCTTGGCTCGGCTCTGTTCCAGCGCATCATCCGCCAGAACGCCGCCACCCTGTCGGCCACGCTGACCGAGCGACCCGTGCCGGGGCGGTACGTGCCCATCGCCAACGAGGACGTGCGGGAGAGCAGCGAGGATGCCCGCGCACGCGGGGCGCAGATGAACGTGCTGCTCAAGTACACGGCGCAGATGGACCAGTGGGAGAAGAAGCTAATCGACTTCTCGCACAGCGTGGTCAAGTACGGCAACGTGCCGGTGCTGTTCTACCTGAACCGCAAGACCTCTCCGGTACGCAAGACGCGCCCCATCACCGAGATGCGCGATGTGGCCGAGATAGACCAGCTTTCGGGCATGGAAATCATGGTCAAGGCTCCCGTGCAGGTTGGCGAGGAAGTGTACTACGAGCAGTCCATCACCGAGAACTGGCCGTCGTGGAAGGTGCTCGACCCCTACAGCGTGTTCATGGACGACCGGCGCGGTGGGGACCAGCCCCACGATTGCGTGGTCATTCGCACCATCCGCACCAAGGCCGAGATTTATCAGGACTACAAGGACGGCTGGTTCGGAAAGAGCACGATGGAGAAGCTGAATCAGAAGCAGGACGAGTGGGACCAGACCGAGGGCGACGAGGGCAACGAGGACCGCATGGAGAACCGCGACCTCACCACGCAGACCAGCGACCTGCCAAACTACTTCATGCAGTACGACGTGTTCATGCGGGTGCCAATCTCAGAGGGTGACTGGGACGACGACAACCCGCCCGACGTGTACTGGGCAACCTTCATCGGCAACGAGCTAGACGGTGCCGCCTGCGTGCGCCTGACGCGCAACCCTGACCCCGACGGGGAGATTCCCGTGCGGGTCATCCATGCCCTGCCCGACGACGGGGACTGCCTGTACCACGTCGCACCGGGGGACATGATTCGCAGCGACTACAGCGCGATCTGCACCCTGATGAACCAGTTCCTCGACAACATCTCGAACCGGCTGGAAGCCCCGTTCGTGGCGGTCGAGGGCAAGGTACGCAAGACCAAGGACTTCACCTTCGGGCGCAACAAGGTGTTCTGGGTGGACGACCCCTCGGCCCTGTCGTGGCTTGGGAACCAGATTGCGGATACCACGTCGAACTCCATTGCGCTCATCGAGTACCTACAGAACAACGCCATGATTAGCATGGGGTTCAACCAGAACGAGTTGGGCCGTTCCTTCGGTGCCCGCACCAGCGCGTCCGAGGCGCAGAACATTCAGGGTCAGTCCTCGCTGCCTAGCCGCATCTCCTCCAAGTACATCCGCGCACAGCTTATCCCGTGGATGCTCCGCAAGGTTGCCTCCTACTGGGAAGCCTATGCCACCGATGGGCAGGTTATTGCCATTTCGGACATGCCCAAGCTGTACCGCGTGAACCGTGGGATGATCGGCGGCGAGTACGACATCCAGATTGAACTGCCTGACGAGTACGATGATGACGTGGTTCAGGCCAACAAGATGCTGCAATACATGCAGATGCTCGCCTCGGTGCCCGCGCTGCAAGGTGCGGTGGACTGGGCCGAGGGTGCCCGCAAGCTGGGCATGAAGTTCGGCATCAAGGACGTGTCGTGGATTAAGGGCGCGTCCAAGGAAGATGCCCGCACCGTGGCCGAGCTTGAGAACCAGATGATGATGCAGGGAGTAGCCGACGAGCCGATGTCTGGCGAGGACCACGCCACGCACCTGCAAATCCACCGCGCCAAGAAGCTCGAATACGCGGGCATGGAAGGCCAACCGGGGTCCGAGTGGATAGCACAACTTCTTGAGCCGCATATCGCAAAGACCGAAGAACTTGAACGTACCGAGCAAGGCGGTGGTGGTGCGCCAATGGGCCAATCGCCCACGATGCAACTCACGCCGGGGGCCCCGCCGCCGTCAGGCTCCGGTAATCAGAGCGCGGGCGAGGTCGCGGGCAACGACATCGCCGGGGCGATGGGCCAGCTTATGGGGCAATCCTGATGCTGTCAGCCCTCATAACCCGCGAGAACGGCTGGGACATCGAGCGCGTGCAGGAGTTGCGCGACGAACTCGACGGGGCCGTGAACCTGCGCCAGTTGCTTAACACGGCCATCGAGCAGTGCCGCAACGATTTAGAGAACTCCGACTCGTGTGAGGCGGATACGAAAACCAAACAGAAGATACGCACCCTGCGTGAGTTACTGTCCCTGCGGGAGATCGTGAAGAACGAAATCTTGGCCGGGATAACATCAAACCTGTCCAAAAGGACTTGACACTCATTCGCGGTGTGGTAAAGGAGATACAAGTGAAAGAAGACGTGGATGACACGTTGGATGACACCGACACCATCGACATCTTTGCGGGCGCAGAGCCGGAAGATGAAGACGGTGAGGAATCCACCGAGGCCACTCGTAGAGATTCCGAGCAGGATACCGCCGCCGGTGCAAAGCCGGTGGGGGACAAGATCGGCGAGGATACAGCAAATTGGCGCACGCGGTATGAGAACTTGCAGAAGTTCTCCGACCGGCAGGGCAACGAGTTGGGTGAGTTGCGTAAAGCAGTCGCTCGCATCGAAGGCCGAGATGAAGCACGCCGCGAACTACAGGGGCAACCCGAAGTACAGGACGAGTTCATCAAGGGCTTGGATAGGGTGGCTACAGACGATTCGCTTGCTGCTAGGATCGCGGAAGACCCGAAAGAGCTTGCCCGGTTTATCGCTGGCACGATGAAGGAATATGACCGCCGCATGGCTGGCATCCTTCGCAGTCGTGACGAACACTGGGAGAACAAGCTGCGGAAGGTTGACCCCGCTATCTATCAGGTTCAGGACAAGATTGTGCGGCTCCGGAAAGACCCGGATTACAGTGAGTTCACTGACGCGCAGTTGGCAACCCTGATCCGAAAGCAGGAGGCAGCCTTCGCCAAGCGCAAGGAAGCACAACCGGAGTCAAGCGGTGCACCCGTTTACAGCGGCGTTCCCGGCAGCGGTCGCAGGACTGCTTCCAACGAGCGTAGGACCGTGGACGTAAAGCAGACTCCAGAGTTCGCGCAGATATGGGGCAAGGATAGGGTATCCAAGTGGCTCAAGAAGTAAGCAACCGGAGAATGAATATGTCCAAGGAACCGAAAAAGGATGGCGTGGTAGTGGCGGAGAAGGCAGATCGGGACGAAACGCTGACGGACCTCGTGGTACCGCCCGCACCCGAAGAGCCTAGCGACATCAGTGTGGATGATAACCCGTGGCGAGACGACCGTTCGGCCCTGCTGAAAGAGTGCAAGGCGGACGACAAGGCAGACCAGTGGGAGTTCATGTACGCCGACCCGAACGACTCGGAAGAGATGCTGGAACGCAAGCATTTGATGGTTCATAAGCGCGGGGGCAAGGTTGTGAGACACAACAATGACCCCGTAGTGAAGATGGAAAAGAAAGAGTGGCAGCGTAGGCAGATCAGGGATGCGCGGCTGGCAGCGGAACGAGCAAAGACCGTTGTCGGTGCAAAGTGGCGCAACTTCTCGCACAAGCGGGACCCTGTCGAGCCTATGGGCTAACGAACAATAGGAGCAAAGTATGGCTATTACTCGCAGTGGTTGGACTGCTCCCTCGACGCTGGGTGCCCAGAGCGTGAAGATTGTGAAACTCGGAGAAGCCTCCTTGGTGCCCAACCGTTACATCTCTGTGGACGCAGCGGTGATCGGGGAGTTTGGATTTAAGAGCGCGACCGGTGGTGTTCACACCATCGCCGCAAACACCGATACCGCCAAGGGTATCCATGTGTTTTTCGTAAACACGGCTGCGGCTTTGGCGAAGTGCCAAGTTCTGGACATCGCCGAAGATACGGTCTTCGAGGGCCAGATGAAGGACATCAACTATCAGAACGCTATCGGGGCGCGGTGCAACGTCACCATGTCCTCGAACGTCGTGTATCTCCAGAAGAACACGGGCGGGCTTCTGGAAGTCGTGGACGTTCCG